GGTTGTACTACCACTGAAAGATGTCATTCGGACTAAACCTGGTAACATCTTGTAATTACTAAACAAAGAATAGTCTTTGTCACTACAGAAATAGATTGGTGAGTCAGCTACCATATTTTCAGGATCTAGGGCTAATACTTCAGATGTGCGACCTCCTCGAATAATAGAATGATTCTCACCAAGAGTCAGTTGGGCAGGTGTAACAGAAGGTAATAATGTTGGTTGACTCAAACCAAATAACGAAGCGCCGTAAGCGACAGCACTCGCAATAGCAGCAACAGGAGCTGCAACTTCAGTCAAGACTGGAAAGGCAGAGCAAACAGCTCCAATGTACGCAATACGTTCAGCAGTACGTGTAATAACTCCTTTTTCAGTCTTTTCTTTCTGTTCCTTCTTGTGTTTGACAGTGCCAGCCATTTGAGATTTAATGTTACGGTCAAAGTTTGAAATCTCTAAATCCTTACTGAATTCTTCACGTAAGGTTGGGCCAGCAACTTCAGGTTGCACAAATCTTGCAAACACAGTAATATCTACCGAAGGTTGAGTGGAAGAATCCATCCAACCGAGTGGGTTCAAGACGAACACAACTACTTTTCCAATGAAAGATGGCGAAGCAGTAGCATCAGCCATATCTAGATAGGTTGATGGTACAAGATATGGAATAACGACTTTTTGAAGTCGAGTGTCGTTAGCATCTAATAAGATGTGCGGATTACCACTGGCGGTAAATACAGAATAGAATGGGCCAGGGTTGCCAACAACATGTTTGCAATAGGGCATAAAACTAATGAGTAACATGCCAAAATGAAAGTCAGTGGAATTGATCTTGAAATACAATTCGACACCAGCTCTGAAGAATTGAAATCTTCTCAACTTGTCAGCTATATTCTCAATAGCGAATAAAGCTTCAGGAAAATCCAGATCGATTAAGGGAAATCCTACAGCTTGTGTACTAATCCATGTAGTTTTAGCAACTTGATAAACTCTAGTTAATAGAGTAGTTAGTTGTTGATCGACATATGGATCAGCTTGTTTGTAGATGTCAGAAATAATGGACGTAGGCCAAGCAACTTCTTCAACTCCAACTGTGACATCAATATTGGTCAGTTGTTGTTGTTCTTGTTCAAGATTGACTTTAGTTGCGTGTTCGGCACCAGAAGTTTCACTCATCTGGGCAGTAATAGTAGTGTCAATCCATAAGTCACGATTCTCCTCGTCAACGTGAAGTTCAAGTAAAGGCGATGGTTTATGTCCCATCCACCATTGTTGGAAGTCAGCATAACCAAAATGTATTGGTTCATAACCAGAGGCTCGTAGCACTCTATTGTATTTGCTTCTCCATTCCATAAATTCTTGATACTCCCAGTATCCGAGTTCTCGTAGACTCACTAGCATTTGGTCTCTAGTGGCCTCCCAACCTTCACGTCCTTCTCTAATCCAATTAACAGATTCGAGAATTACTTCTTTGCGAAGTCTAGGAGGTCTTCTTCCTCTGATTAAAGTGAATCCTCTCTTGAGGTATTCCACTTCTGATAATTTGTAAACGGGTGGGCATGTTTCAATAGGGCGTTTGAGGAAGTCTGTATATCCCATCCCGAAATCGCGTTCCATTATGGCTGCGATATTTTTCATCGTAAAGGCTTGTCTCTGTGGGTACTCGTCGCCAATACGGAATGTGAAGACATGATCGTCTCCAGTAGCGTTAGATCGAGTTTGTTCAATTGCTACTGCAATAGTGCAATAAGTCAACACAATAAAAGTGTAGATCAACATGATAGTAACAGCAACACTATTAACCTGTGTAGTTAATGGTTGTCCGGAAGGATTACCAAAGAATACTTGATACAACACGTTAATAGCAATATGTACTGCCATACTAGTTGTTTTCAAAATATTGATACAAACTCGAATCTCTTCATCAGTAGCACCAGCACGTTTGAGCAAAGTAGCAAAGAAAATACGAACACAGTGTAGGATAAAAGTTCTCAACGACGCATCAAACTTCTTTCCATCGCCTGCAATAACACCAACGTCATCTTCAGTGGTTTGGAACAATAAATGAGTAGCAAGGGCATCCCATTCTGAGTGTGGGTCTAAACCAACACCAAATCGGCCTTTGATGTGATCGCGGCCGCACATTTCTGTGTACCAACCAAAATATCGTCGAACGACAATAAGAAAGTGCATAGGTGATCCAGAAAATAATCGTGTGTCACCGGTCTCATACTTCTCGAGGCTTACGCGTGCATCTTTCAATAAATCATTGAAGATAACTTCAGTTCCTTCAGCAGGGCGTTGTTTGAAAATCTCCTCTAATTCTAACACTAGATTCTGAAATTCAGGTTTGGGGGCAATGTGTTTTCTAATTTCGCCAGTAGGTAGTTCTACTTGTGAGATATCTAGGTATGCTAATTTACCTTTTGATGACACACTAGGTGGGAATGGAATGTTGTGTTTTGCGCAATGTTCGCGTAAAATGTATCCAACAGAAGTGTCATCGCGAATAGCTTTGACATACTTCCAATTTTCTACCCCATTGTAGGCTTCTTCCCAAGTTAATTTTCTGTACTGGTCACTAAATCTAAATTCATCTGCTAAAGCGACAGCAATTTGTTCAGCGACTTTTGGATATTTAGGTACAACATCTTCAAGGTCACTCTTCAGCACAGCTTTTTGCATTGGGGAAATAACAGTTCCATCTGGGGTCTTAAAAGGTCTAAGACGAGCAGGTTGTGTGTTAGGTTCAGTAAATAAACCATGTACTTCACTTTTCTTGATTTGAGTTCTAGACGGTTGGAATACGGCATCTTCCTTGGGCACAACGTCAATCAACTTTTGGTGTGGTCCTAAGTCAATTACGGCATGTTGTGGTTCAATGCTCTTATTCTCTGCATCAAAAGCTTTGTCGCATTCAATAATCCAATCTGCAGATACCCATGTTCCAATACCTCTTCCTCCTCCAGCGACATGCATTCCAATAATCTTGCGGGTGACTTTAGTGTTCGAAACAACGTAAATACCTCCGCAATCACCAGCTTTAGTGACACCTTGGAAATCAAAGTGGCTGCCAATTTTGATAACATGATCTTTGGCAGTGTCGTAAGTGAGTTCATTAACTATAGGTTTGATACCTCTTCCCATGATAGTTTCAAATTTATCACCACGTTTCACAATCAGTGTCAAGGTTGACAAATCGATGTCTACGGGATCTTCATCTTTTCTCCAATGTTTCAGGAGATTTGGAAAGGGATTCATGTATCTACCTTGTAGATCTTTTTCAGGGAATCTCACAATGGCCATGTCTTTGTTACCATCAACAAACATAGGTACGTCATTGATAGAATAAACGAAATCACCACGTGGTGTTTCGAGGCCAATAAAGGCGACAGTGTCGAACAAAAGACCAATAGGGTGGTACGTGATTTGGGCAGTTCTGTCATGAACAAAGCAAATGTTAGTAACGTTACGTTTGACACGACCTTCTTCTTCCATAAGGTAAATAGTACCAATGTTGTCTTTGAGTTGTTCAACATTGTTGTGGGCACCATCATCAAATTGTG